CGAAGGTCAATTCTTTCCAACAATGTCGCCGTGCATAATATGGCCTGAAGCCGTTGCTTATCAAAACTCATTTGAGGGTGACTTTAAAAGAATAATTCTCGAACAGCGTGCGTTGTATAACTTGTCTGTATCACCAGTCAAAGGATTTAAAGGAGACAAACTTGCAAGGCTTCGTGGTGTACTTGGTTTATATGAACACAAAAAAGTTGTTTGGAACAAATGGCGTAAATGGGATGTACTTGAAGAAGAGCTACTAAACTTTGGACATTCACCACATGATGACGCTGTAGATTCAATGGTACTAACTATGGGTGGACTACTAAGAAGAGGAAGTTTGCAGATGGACTACAATAGTGACAGCTTTAATTTATAAATAGTAAGATGGCTCGTAAAGCAGGGGAAGCTCTTCGTGGGTTTAAAGATTACTTAGCTGATTATGACCTTGAAGCACGAGGCGCTGGATCAGATAAAAAGAAAGGACCTGTGTCTAGATTTAGTGGTTTAGATGTACGACATGTATTTGATAATCGTGGAGAAGGTGTATCTGAGTCTGATGGTGCAAAAGCAGTATTGAGCTATTACGATAAAATCAAAGACACGACTAAAACTGGTGGTGGCACAGAAGCTGCTTTAGATAAGCTTCGTGGATATGTAAAAGAAGATAAGCCTGATACCACTGATACCACTCCAGAACCAAATCCTGGTCCTGGGTCATCTAGTGCTGGAAATGCAAACGCTGGTGATAACTCTATTGCTTCTCCTATTTCACAAGCCAATCCAATCAGTATCGATGGTGATAGCAATCAAGTAAATCAAGATAACTCAATCAAGCAAACACAGAACTACGATTACTCTGTTGATAACAGTAAGGTTTTGAACGATAACTCTTATCGTAGTTATGGTGCTGATGGTGGTGGCGGTAAATATGGTGGTGCTGATGACAGCCCTGCTGCTGCTGCACGCTTCATGGATATGTACATTGATTCAAACAAATTGAATCAGCGTTCAATGCGTAATGACTTTGAATTCTATGGTAATAATGATTACAGTGCAAACGATCGCTTCGGTGCACAAAAACGTGAAAAAGGATTGAATAAATCAATTAAAGAAACAAGGGATCGTTCAAATAAAATGCAACAAGATCTATTTGGTGGGAGAAGTCCATTTGACTTCAATTATGTAAATCCAGAAGCACCTGATCCTATTAAGTCTAATGCTGAGGAGATTTACAAACAAGCAAGGAAGGATATCAAGTAGTATAAAACTAATGAACAGCATGAAATATTGAAATGAATTCAATCAATAGCGAATTTCAACAAATACTACTTGCAGCAAAAGAACGACGTGGGGATTTATCTGTAGACACAATGATTGTGTCATCTCATCTTGCACAGATGAGGACATTTATGCTGCGTAGAGGTATTGAGTTTTATTCAGAGCAGGATTCCTTTGGCAAACGACGTGAATTTCTAGCAAAACTCGCTCAAGAGAACATGCTAGAGATGAAGTTCGAGAGTATTGTTGATTACTTCCTATGTGATGGACAAGGTCTCTTTTATTTTCGTCCTGCAGGTGAAAGTTATCAAATTCTTTACTTCCCTAAGGACAGCTATAGAGCATATCGCGATCAAGCTGGAGATCTTGAGTCATTAGTCCTGGTTTATTCCTTCAATGTTCAGCAAACCATTGGACTAGCTGACAATCTGCCAGGTTCAAATGGATCGAACGGTAAAAAGAAGTGGATTCAACTCAAGGTCTATAAGGATCGCATCGAGCAAACGATCTCAGACGAGAAAATTGAGTTCTCTAATCAGATGGGTGCAATGCCCTTCAAGATGCCTGGTCAAACAGAAGTTTTGACCAACAGTCTTGGATTTATCCCTGCAGTTGAAGTGTTTAATCACATGGACTGTACAGGCGAAGCTACAGGTAATGGAGAATTCGATTGGTTGGCTCACCAGATTCTGTATCACGATGAATTAGTAAGGAACATCCGTAAGAACATGAAGTTCTTTGGAAATCCAACACTTATTTCAAGTCGTCCACGTCACGACATCCTTGATAGTGGAGATGACAATAGTTTCCGACCTACGATTAGCTCACAAGCAGGATTTGCTCCAATTGGTGGCACAGGTCGTGCTAGTACACGTGTAAGTCAACCATTTGGTGCCGGAACTCTTGATGGACAAATCAAAGTTCCTCGTGTTATTGCAAACCTAGAGCCAACTGACCGTGTTGGATATATGACCCCTGATAGTGTGTCAGGTGACCAGAATTTATACGTCAAACAGTACCGATCAGAAATTCGCCTTGCTCTTGGTGGGGTTGATGACATTGACATCAACACAGCTGCGACAGCATACGAAATCAAAACACTATATGGACGTGTAGCGGCAACTGCTGAGAAAAAAGCAAGAGCACTATTCACATACGGACTATGTTCTCTGTTCTCAATGATGATTTATGCAGAGGAGCGTAACTTCAACGAGTCATTTGCTCAAGCCATTGGATTGACTGAACCAGAACTTCCATTGCCAGAAGATTTTGAAGATGAGAAAGAATACAACAATGCTTTCGGTAAATATCAGAAGGAATACCAGAAGTTCCTTGAAAAACGTAATAAAGAGATGCGTGCTAAACTAGACGCAGGTGAGATACCCCCTGGTGTAACTGGCCTTGTCCCTGACGGGGCAACCAAAGTCAGTTGGCGTTGGATGGGAGAAGTCTTTGAAGAAAGTACTGAAGATCTGCTAAATAACAGTATCGTCGTACGTAACCTTCAAGAATTGGGAGTTGATTCTATTGAGGCTCTCAAATACTTATTCCCTGGAAAAACTGATGAAGAGAGAGCTGCAATGTTAAGTGGCTTCCCCTTCAGAATGGTCCAGCAAACACAGAGCAGTATCAATAGTTTTATCAGTTTACTTGGGCAGTTCTATCAATTGCCTCATCCACAGATGCCAGACATGCCTTTGGCTTCTGACCCGAACCTTGACATGACAGGGTTCTTATATCGATCTTTAGAATTCTTACGTAAGGAGTTAAGTTACAGTGGAAGTTACAAGCCAGCAAGCACCAGCAGTATCCCCGACGAACTCAGCAGCGCCGACCAACTACGTGCCCAGCGCGGCGAGCCAGTACGCGACGAACCAGTACCAAACCTCCCCGGCATCAATGGGGCAACCAGTGGCACCCCAGGCACCGGCTTACCAGGCATCGGCCCCGGCCCCGCAGCCTTCGGCTCCAACTCAGGGCAATCCATGGCAGCAGGCGTTCCAGGCGCTCAGCGCAAGCCTGAATACGTCCAGCCCCTCCCAGGCCCAGGTTTCACCCTCGGCATACCAGACAACGCCGACGCCTCAGGCAACTACTCAACCCAGTTGGGCTTCAATGGCCCCACAGGTTCAGCAGATTTCGCAGCCCCAAGCTTCAACCCAGAGCTATACGGAATCCGACGTCAGCAGCCTGGTGCAGCAAGCGGTGCAGCACGGAGCAAGTCAGGCTCAGGATCAGTACCTAAGCGGAATCAGCGGAGAAAGTCTTGAGGTTCTTGAGCACTTTGGTGCTGAAGCCCCTGCTCTCCTTAACACCTATGCCTGTGCAGTTGAAGATGCTCTGATCGAGCAAGTCCAACGCGGCAACAATGTCCTCAGTGCATTCGAAGCTTCCAGCGAGGAGAACGGTGCAATGAACCTGATGCTCACCAACCCTGATGTGTTGGCTGATTACGTCAATGAGTTCTTTGGCCCCGAAGGCCCTTACCCAACCGAGACCGCTGATGAGACTCAAGTCCGTCAGCAGCAAGAAGCTCGTGCACAGTTCGAAGCTGAGATCCAAGCTCAAGAGCAAGGACAAGTCCCACAGAACTTCCAGCGTCCTCAAATGGACATGCCTACCCCTGGCCGTCAGGTCAACCAGGCAAATGACTTCTGGGGCTCTTTCAGCGAAATGATGGATAGCTCCCCTGAGAACGCATGGCGCTACCTCTCACAGGCTCCTCAAGGTGCCCTGCAAGCTAAGGCTCTTATTCAAGACATGTAATGGGTTACTACAACTCTGGCAGACGAGCGAGAGAACTAGGCATCGGCTCTTCGGGGTCGTTGCCTTCTAATCCTGACTTGGAATATGTATTTCACGACAGGGATCTCACGCCCCAAGTTTTAGAAAAAATCTTAGGACGTAAGCCAACGTCAGAGGATGTAGCAATGGCACGTGAGATTGCATCACGTCCTGAAAACCAAAACCTTGATACTTTTGTAAAAGAGTTACTCAAAGAGGGTGGTAATTATGCCCTCAAACAAGAAAATCAGAAGCGAATGGCAGGCGAGGTCCTAGCTGGTGCTGGTGGCCTTGCTGCTTTATTAGCGGCAGGTGATTACGTAGATGGTCCTGAACAAGGACGTATTTAATTTACGTACAATATAAGTAACAGAATTAAGCTAATTGTAGAAATGATGTACTCCAATGACATGGAAGCTGCTGGTTATCAGCAAAAAATGCAGATGCAGCAACTAGCTAGTAATGCAGGTCAGCAAGCTATTACCAATGAAACCCAAGGACGTGTAGCCATGGAAGGCATGGAACGTGTTGCTGGTCTTAGTGCGGCACAGATGGCTGATCAACAAAAGTCTGGTCACGTTGCAATGGCAATTTTGGCTGCCAATGGTGACGACAGCATGATGGCAAAAATGGCAGACCCTAATGTTGTTGGTGGAATTAGTCGCTCCCTTGCAGAGCAAAGCCGTTTGAAAGGAATGATGTCCTAATTAGAAATTACTAGTGTTGATAGAATAAATAAAGGTTATTGATGTAGCTAAGTGAATAACAGAAAAGCGGGTGATTACGCAAATGATCCTGAAATTTTTCAGGCAATATGGAAACACCTGAAATCTGATGGTGTCGAAGATCAGGCTGCAAATCAGATGGCAGCTGAGATGATTCACCATGGTGAAGACTTCGAAAGTTCTATCGAACAGTATGAGCGAAACCTAACTAACTACAAAGAGAAAGGATATAACGAGCATGCCGCACAAGCTATGGCAGTTGAATCACTAGAGTCTGGCGATAATCCTGGTGAAAGTATTAGGTTTGCAGGAATCTATAGTTGATAAATAGCATTTAGGCTGATAGAATTAAATATAAGCGAAAAGACAATATGGCATCTACAAAGAGTACAGGAGATTCTGTCCGTTCATATCTCCGTGATATCGGACGAATCCCTTTACTTGAGCATGACGAAGAGATCCTATTAGGCAGACAAGTTCAACGTTTGATGGAAATCAAAACCATTAAGGATGAGCTTCAGCTAGATGACACCAAAGACCTCTCACGTGTGATGGACGTTCCATACAAGGATCTACGTAAACAAATCAGAGATGGAGAGAAAGCTAAAGACAAAATGGTTACTGCCAATCTCCGGCTTGTGGTATCAGTTGCAAAGAAATACACCAAGCGGAATATGGACCTTCTGGACATTATCCAAGAAGGTACGATCGGTCTCGTACGTGGCGTCGAGAAGTTTGATCCTGGCCGTGGTTACAAGTTTTCTACTTACGCCTACTGGTGGATCCGTCAAGGGATCACTCGCGCAATCGCTGAGAAATCGAGGGCGATCAGGCTACCAATCCATGTTACTGAGAACCTCAATAAACTTAAGAAAGCCCAACGTGAATTAAGTCAGATCAATGGACAGTTACCAAATGTATTTGAATTATCTGAATACCTTAATCTGAAGGTTGATGAAATTAAAGATTTAATGTGTAAGGCTCGTCAACCTACTTCTTTAGAAATTAAAATTGGAGAGAATCGGGATACAGCATTGATTGATCTATTAGAAGATAAGACACAACTACCAGAAATGCTGCTAGAGCAACAGTTCATTAAAGATGATATCCGAGAACTAATTGAAGAGCTTCCTGAAATGCAAGCTGCTGTAATTAGTATGAGGTATGGAATTGGTGAGGATATCCTTGAACCGATGTCAATGACAGCAATCGGTCAAGTGTTGAACATGAGCCGTGATCGTGGAAGAACCCTAGAACACAAAGCACTTAAGAACTTGCGTGAGGAATCAGAATCTGTCAATGACTATCTTTAATACAATAGAGTTAAAGACGCAGTGCGGACATGGACGTCACAACAGAATTACTAAAGCAAAATCAAACGTATTCTGCTAGTGATAATACAAACCCTGATCGCTACTCATCTAGTCGATCACTTAACTATGCAACAGGTGCAAGTATTAGCAAAGCGGAACTCGCTGAGGTAAACGTTGTACCTTTTTCCTTGCAGTATTCTGATGCTGTTGGTTTATACGGAGTAGAGAATCACTTTATAAAAGTAAAGCTCAATATCATTGGTGACATTGTTCTTAAAGAATATATGGAGCCAGGTTATATAAAAGCTGATATATATGATAATGCTACAGAAGACGATACAGGATTTGTAACTAGTGCCCTTGATCGAGCAGCAGCAGAACTAGATACTGGATACTCCTCTGCAGCTACGCCTCCACTTACATTGCCTGCTATTGGTTTAGATGCTTACCTGAGTATTGATCTTCAGAACTTAAAAACTTCGAACATGTATAACGATGCAAACTTAGACGTACGTTTATATACCAGTGAACATGAAGAACATCCTTACGATTTGATGTATATCAAACCACGTGACTTCTTCTATGTCGGTGTTCATGCACGGAACACTAAGAGGTTGCCTTATAACATTCAAATTGATATTGGTAATGAATACAAATCACTGGAATCAATCAGCAACAAGAATTATATTATGAGAACTTCAGATCGTCCTAGCTTCTAGTCTTCTTTTTTGATAGCAGATTTATATTCTTTAGTAACTACTTTCTTTGTGGCTTTTGTTTTAACAGGTGCTGCAGGCTTGACTGCTTCTTTGATTACAAATACAGGCTTGGTTACTGCACCATGAGGAGTGACAGTCATCACTTTGCCACCGCTCATAGAAGGTAGAACATAGTGCTCTACAAGCTGAAGCTCTTGAGTGAATAGAGCAGCACGAGTGACATTGCGTGAGGCATAGAACGCAAAGTTCAATTCGCCGTCATGATCGATGCGCACAAAGGTTCCGTTTGTAGAAGCTACAGCAAGCTTCATCTTCTCTCCTTTGGCAGTCACATCAAAAATGGTGCAGTCAACATACTGAACACCATTTGTTCCATGCCACCATTCTTTGATCTTGTGAGTATCACCACCCCGCTTAGGGCGAGTAAGCAAGAGTTCCTTGCCGGTGTGTTTTTGTACATCTTTCACACCAGTAAGAATAAGACTATCAGCCATTTTTGCTATTACAACTTTCTTCTATTTTAGTCCATTTAAGATTACAAGCAGAGTTGTTATGTTTATGACCATCAACATGAGCTACACGACTGCATGCTTTTGTTCTACCAGGCATTGTCAGCGGAGGTTTTAAAAATGCAAGGGCAACTAATTTATGTACTGTGACTGTAATAGTTCTCTTGCGACCAATACGCTGCGTCAAATTTACTTGCATATATCCATTCTTATTTTTCCGTTGTTTAAGAAGTTTTTCAGACTTGCCTTTTGTGCTTTTTATTTCCCCTACTGAGTTTATATAGTATTCAATACAGCACTCATATCCAGGCAATAAATGAATAGGTGTCCAAATTTTATCGTCAATAAATTCCATAACCACAAAATATTGGGGTATATAGTTAAAAGTATAGCAATAACAAGTACTATCGTTATATGTGACTAAGTCGAAGTCACTTATAACTTTTTTAGCTTACGGAGTTACGATCCTATGTGGATTGATAATGATTTTCCGAAGCTTCTTGGTGCAGAACTTTACCGTCCTCATCCTGCCTACATCATTGAGATGGCAGTTGAGCCTGTAGTTGTTCATGACTTCTCCAAGCAACCTGGTCAAACTGTTCAGTTGGACCGGTATCGCTTCTGGGGCAAGCCTGGTACTAAGGAGTCCCGTGAGCGGACTGCCGATCAAACACTTGGATCCGCCTCCGCACGCAACATCGTTAAGGACAAAGTGCTCGTTACTCTTCGTGAGTACACCGGCCCTGCTGATTCTCGCGATGCTTCACAGCCTTCTACTTTCAAGGTGGCTCGTGAAACCCTGATCACTGCTCAGCGTCTGCTGCTTGATACCGGCAACCTGAATGTCTTCCACCAGAGCATCGGTTCTTTGACCTTGCTGGATGACTATCGTCGTTGGCGTGATCGTGTCTTCGCAAACGAACTGCTGAAGGCAGAAGCTGCTGGTCAAGCCAGCAAAGATCAAGGCGGTTACTACCTGCCCGGCGGTAAAGCTAAGGGCGGTGCTGGTGGCACCTTGGGTGTGACTTACGCCGCTGGCGAGTCCGCAAAATTCGATGTCAAGACTGACCTTCTCGAAGTGGTCAAGGACATGCGTAAGCGCAACGTTCCTACCTTCGCTGATGGTTACTACCGTTGCATCGTGGATCCGACCGCAATGATGCACCTGCGTCAGAACGCCGACTTCCGCGAAATCGCACGTTATCCAGGTCAAGGGATTGTTAATCCTATGAACCCTGGTGAAGCACCTAATGCCAACTTCTACCAAGGCATGGGTCCTGCTTACGGTCAAGCTGGCTTTGTTGCCGGTCAGCCCGTTATGCCTACTGGCTTCCTCTTTGAGGGTGTCCGTTGGTTCGAGTCCACCAACCTGCCAGAAACTACTTACAACCTGGTTGTAACTGATGAGGCCGGTGGCGCTGCTGATTACACAGCTTCGCAACTTGTCTTCTTCGGTCCTCAGGCCGTGGGTGTGGGTATTGGTGGTAACAACGCTCAGATTCTGTTGAACAACAACGACGACTTCAGCCGTTTCATCATCATGATCTGGTCGCTGTTTGCCGGTTTTGAAACGCTTAATCGCGATTTCATTACGGTTGGTTACTCTTTCGTATATTGATAGGAGCTAACTAACTATGTCCGTAATTTTTCCCGGTAATTATGTAGCCCACCTGAACGCATATCGCGAACAGGGTGTTGAGGCTCTCCCAGGTGTTGAGTTCTACCGCGTCGTCGGTGCACTCGTCCTAGATCCCGATAACGCTGGAACTCTTTCCGGTGGTGTTTTGTCGGCTGGCACCTACAACTTGAAGGTTCTGTCCCCTGACCTCCGTCAGGATGACAAGCCCCGTACCGATAAAGCATTCGTGATCCCTAAGGATTCCGTTGTTTATCGCACTGCATTGAACGCACCTGGCGTCAAAGCTGCTGCATCCGGTAACACCGTCAAGATCGTTGCTCTTGGTAGTAACGCTCCTGGTGACACTGGTAGTGAAGTAACTCTGACTGCAGGCTCTGACAAGTTCTTCCCTGCGAATGGCGCTGCCTCCGCAATGCTGGGCATTGTCAATGGCACTGCTGTTAGCACCTCTGCTGACACCGCTGTTCAAGTCATCACTTCTGCCAACTTCACTGCTGAGCAGAACCCTTCTGCTGGTGCAGACCGTAAGAGCCCCTCTGCCATCTTGGTCGAGATCTGCTACTACCGTCCCGCCCCTGCTCCTGACACCAGTGACGCTCACATTCCTTATGGAATTGAAGCTGGTCAAGGCACCTGATAATAATAATCAGATAACTAAAGCGTCTCATATGAGGCGCTTTTTTTGTGCCTATAATATGAAAAGGAATACCCCAAAAAATATGTCCGATCAAAAGTTATTTCAAGATAGTAAGACTGGCAAACTAGTTGAGTTTATCAGTACTCACGATAAAGAATTTGCGATGGTTAAAGATGCTGGAGGTAACGTCACGTTTATGACACTGGATCAACTTGTTCCTTATGACCGAGAAAAAGGTCGGATGGTCAAGATTGCACAACTAGAGCAAGAGCTACCTGAAGAGCCATTGCCTGATCCAATTGTTCCTATTGAAGATATGCGATTGAATCTGAATGCAGCTCAAGCAGAGCAGATTGCAAAACGTCTACCAGGCGTAGGATTTGCTACAGCTAAAAAAATTGTTGAGCTACGTATGTCTCTAAGCGGAGAGCGCTTTGCTAATCTCAAACAGCTTGAGAATATTCCTAGGGTTAACTGGGATCAATTGATTGAAGAGGACTTAATCTTTATTAGTTAAACTAGTAATATTAAAGTCAAAGTATAGTAATGGCAATTAGTATTGAAGAGGCGTTACTAGCTAAAGCGCAGCAAGATCAACAAAATCAAATGGGCACTTTTCCTGCCACAGCCTTAGGTATGGGTGGAGGTGCATTGTTGGGTGCTGCAGCTGGTGAAGTTCCTCATCAAGGTGGGCTTCTGATCAATAAGCTTAAAGATCGCTTGGCAGAAGGTCAAGGCTTAGTACCTGTAACTAAAACAGGTATGCAGAATGTAAGAGCTTCTATTAAACCTGGACCACGTTTTGCAGGGGGTTTGGTAGGAGCAATCCTAGGTGGAGCACTTGGAGCAGGTGCAAGGGTAGCAGCAATGCAAGACAATCCTGCAGCCACACTTCTTGCAAAACTCCAGACAGAAGGTTCACTTACCCCTTCTGAAACACAGCAATTGCAATCTGTCCTTGCTGATACCTATAGCAACATTACTGGAGCTGCGTAATGGAACTAGACGATTATCTAAAGTCAAAAACTAGATTTCACTTAGGCTTTAATGCTGGTGCTCAGATTCCTGCTGGTGATCGTTCCCGCCTAGAAGAGGCGATGGCACTTATTCCAGATAACTACTGGTATGAGCAGATTGTGTATCACATCAAACGTTGTGATATTGCATGGCGAGCAAGTGCTGCAATTCCTGATGATTACTTCGATGCAAATGGAAGCAGGATCTTGAATCCATCACGTCAAGAAATTATTTCTGGTGATGTTGATCGGACAATTTCTACGTCAGATCCACTGAAAGGTGATGATTACTTTAGAGAGATCTACCTTCGAGAGATTGACCGTTTAGCTGAAAGCTTGTACGTACCAAACTACAGACGTCCAGAAGTACGTCGTTATGCATTTGAACGTGCTGGTGCAGAGTTTATCTTGGCAGTACCTGGACCAGCTGATACTGCTGTGGGAACTCGAATGATGCTCAGCACAAGTTGGTGTTAAGTGTAGAATAGTCTTAGGATTTAAACCATACAATTATGCATGCCGTAAATACACACGGTGCTCCTAAAATTACCATGAATAGTCAGGAAGCTGACTATCAGATGAAACTTAAGCAAGCACAAGCTCAAGCAGATGGTAATCCTTATGTAGGAGGAGTACAGCCACAAATTACAACTGGCGAACCCATGCCTGATGAAAGGTTTGAAAAACCTGAACCTCAAGCAGAGCAACAAACTGATATGGCTTCAGATGCTCTAGACAAAAAGCTTGCCATGTATCGGAATGCTGTTGGTAATTCAGACGATGGCAACAACGATCGTCAACAAACTACGAGGATTTGATAATGGCTCTAAGTAAAGCACAACAGAATTCAATCAACCTGGATCCAAAACGGGCGATGTTGTCAATGAACATGTCAGTGACACCAGGTGATCCAACAACACAGAATAACAATCCAGACAATGTTGTTAGCTTTGGTCCTCAATTAAGTGCAATGCCACAGGGACCAAACGGTATGGCTGTAAATAAATTCCCTTATCAGGACAAAGGTCTAGTCAATGCAACACAACTGGGAGCTGTTGATCCTGGAATGATTGCACGCTCGCAAGTTCCTACATCAATGCCGTTGGGTAGAGGATATCAAGGCAACACTCCATTTGGTGCTGTGAATACGCTTCAAGCTCCTGCAGACTATATGGCAGCAGTTGGTATTAACACAGGACCTGGTATGGAAGGTAAACCCCAGAGCGCTATGGGACTAACTGGTCAACCAGCAATGATGCCGGACCCAATGGCAATGGTCCCTGGCAGCACTAAAACAACTATCGCCAAGAAAGGTAAATCAAACAAAGGTAATGCATAATGGCTTCTACATCTACTAATAAGCAACCGCTACTAGTTGATAACGTACTGCACAATATTGTTGACCTTGCCGGTGCAACAGTTGAGCAAACATCTGTTATCACCATTGGTGGTTCAAACGGAGCTAAGCTGATCGTTGATTGCACCACAAATGATGGTGCCATCCTTGGTGAGATCTATACGCTTGCAAGGCAGACCACGACTGCTTATACAGTCAACATGTATCTGGCAACTGTGAAGGATATTCTAATTCCATCTCAAGCTGCATTTCTTGGAACCTTCAATGGAGCTACAACTGAAGGATCTAAAACGGTATATGGTGGAATGCCATATGTACTAAATCCAGTACCAGGAGTAGGGTCTACAGATTCTAGTATTGTGATTGGTACACAGTTTCAAGCTCTTTATATTCCTAAGGGAAAAGCGCTATGGGCAGCTGTTAAGAAACAAAGTGCAAACGATACTGCAACTAGTGCTCCATTACTTGGAGTACACGGCGGATTCTATTGATGCCAAGAAAGCAGAACGGCTTTGGTAGTTCAGAGTCATTTGCATTTAAAGGCTTTGGACGATTAGATAAAGGCAAAGGTACTGGCGCTGCTGGATATTATCCAGGTAATCGTCAGTACGGATCCATTGTGCAACGTACTGTTATTGAAAAATGGAACCTTGATAGTGATTGGGTGAAATGGAGAAAAGGCTTTGAAATTTATAATCGTGCTGCATGGGAAAACCTAAAAGTCAAAGATACTAGCTACGATCCAGGTCTTCCAAAGTCAGTCACTAACAGCCCATTTAAGGATGCAATAATTAATTCAACGCTATACAAAGGAAAGCCGTACGAGATCGACAATACCTACACAGGATATGAGTATCCCACAGCCAATGCTGATACCAATACATATTACGTTGTTAAAAAATCACAAGAAGCAAAATCGTTAGGAACAATTGTCAGTATTCAAAACGACCCACTTGTATATCCAACAAACAAAGCAAACGGAGAAATATACGTAACTATAAATCCAGATACTACTAATAGAGACTTACTTCCTCAAATGATTGGTGACAGGATAGCTGATGGACTACTGTCTCAAAATGGTAAAACTGAAGCAACGTTAAAAAGAGTATTGACATCAGAGGGTTTACCAAGTTTATATAAAGGCAAAACGTTATCGACAGAATTAGAAAAGATAGTAAGTTTTACTCAAAGTAAAACAACTGTAAATGTAAGCATACCAATTGCAGATGTAATTGTTAGTGATAATACAGGAAGTTTTGTACCAAACCAAGGTATCAACTATAAGGACAAACCGGAACAAGCTCCAGTAGACATCTTGAGCAATCCCAGTTTGCTTGATGGCAAAGTAATTTATGTAGACAACTTCTTTATTGAAAAGTCAATTGCGTCACTTGATAGTTCAGCTTATACAGATGATGATCGGTTCTTTGAATTTTCAATGCGAGAGACAGAAACAAGTCAAACATTGGTTGGACTAGATCAAGGTGTGAACGCACTCCCTCCAGCGATGCTAGATCTAACTGCACTGCCAACAGTATTTAGCACGACTAATGCATCTATTACTATTGACGGATCATACATATTTAGAAAGTCTGATTATCAAAAGTTTTTCCCAGGAATATACATAACTGGTGATTTCATATCACCAAAAGTACAAGACATTTCTTATTCGATCTTGCCCTTTGTAGTACAAAAGTCAGATATTGTAAACGGTAATTTTATATTTGAAGCTCAACCATATTTTTCAGAGATCAATTTATATCCAGATCTAACAAATGGGACTACATTAGTATTCTCAGACAACAGCTTTACTAAGTCATACACAACTGATACTAAGTGGACAAACCTAGATACAGATGTCAATCCATGGATGGATGAAGTGTTTACAGTTGGTGCTACGTTACTTCCAGCAGACATGTACTCATGCAGCTGTCCAAACCATTCACAGTCTATGTTGAGTATGCCTCAAGCAAATCAGAATGAGGATACAAGAAAAACAAATAGGCAAAAAAGATATCCATTGCCTACTGCACAGGGACAAGATGACTATGGAATCGCAGGACAATCATTAGCAGCGGGTAAGGTCAGTAGCTGGGAATCAGAATCTCATAGATTAAGCTTCAAGCTTTGCAAGCATACAATTGCAACAATGTTCAATGAAGACATAAAGGTAATCGAGCCGAATAAGTATCCAACCTTAGAGGCAAGAGAAGGATTTGAGGAAAAGATGTCTAGAGAGATTCAAGAAAGTTATGACAACTTTGATCGTTCGTATAGACGTACTGGCATCTCAATATCGGAAATTGTATTTGCATTATCCAAAGGTCTTAACTTAGATCCAACCAAGACTGCGTATATGGTATTCGAAGGCAAACAATAAAGATATACGTTATCGTGAGAAATGAGAGTTTAATATAGATTCTTATGTTTAAGTCTGAAGATTATCAGCTTCCTCTTGAAAAGGTATTAACACTACGAGTGATTACTGACGACATCGAGTCTTGCAAAGACGTTGGAGTTCTACAAAATAGTCTTAAAGATACAACTAAGTTATTGATGACATATCAACACATGCTAGGCAAAGTACTGCAAGATCAGATCCACGCAAACTTAGCAAAAATGTATGAGGAAGATAGTCCAAAAGATAAAAGCTAAAATAGATATATCAAGAAGATAGTCTAGGGCGTTCTCGATGAAGATTCAATTAAAGCACTCTAATGTTTTAGACAGTAGTTCAGCGAAACAACCAACAGCTCCCAACATGCTGGATGGTGAATTAGCTGTAAACTTCAATGCTAGTGATCCAGCTATCTTCATTAAAAATAGCGATGGGAATATTGTACGTATTGCAGGAAAGGATAACCTATCATTTACTGGATATGAGGCATCAATTCAAGCAGCTTCAACACCACCTGCTGGATTAGAAGCAGGCAATTTATATTTTGATACAGACGATAATCGACTTTATTACTACTACAATAATGGCACAACCACTCAATGGGTAGATGCTAGTACAGAAAAGTTTGATACAAACCTAATTCCTGATCCCTCTAATCTGAGTCATCAGTCAGGAACATTGGATGACCGTTACGTGAATTCTAACGGCGACACAATGACAGGCAATCTTGTGTTGAATGCAGGTGTAAACCTTAACTCATCGGATGTTTATCTCAACAACGGTAAGGTTGTATTTGAGGGGGCAAATGCCAACGCTCATGAGATTCGCTTAACAGTAGTTGAGCCAACTGCTGACAGGACTTTATCGCTGCCAGACGCTACAGGCACATTAGTATCGACTGGAGATACAGGATCCGTCACCAGCACCATGATTGCTGATGGGACAATACAAGATGCAGATATAAGTAACAGTGCAGCTATTGGATTGTCAAAGCTGGCAACAGGTAGTTTGCCAACAGGGATTACTGTATCTAGTTCAAACATTGTTGATGGGACAATTGTTGATGCAGACATCAATGCAACAGCAGCAATTGCATTAACCAAACTCGGGACAGGTGCTCTGCCGTCTGGTATCACGATTACTTCGTCTGGCATTGCTGGTGGAGTGTCTCCAAGTGATATTGCAGCTGGTGCCTTACCAAACAATGTGACGGTCACATCTACAAATATTGTTGATGGAAGCATTGTCAATGCTGACATCAGTGCATCAGCTGAAATCCAAGTTAGTAAATTAGCTGATGGCAATGCATATCAACTACTACAAACTAATGCCGCTGGCAACGATGTTGAATGGTCATCGAATATTGATGTGCCTGGAACACTTGATGTAACAGGCATTTCTACGTTTGATAGCAATGTAAGCGTTGCAGGTAATTTATCTGTCACAGGTTCGACAGTATCACTAGATGCAAACATCGTCACTATTAAAGATGGAAATATTCAGCTAGGTGTTGTTAGTACACCAACGGATACAACTGCCGATGGTGGAGGAATTACTCTTAAAGGTTCGACAGATAAAACATTGTCATGGGTGAATAGTACAGATGCCTGGACGTCTAGTGAGCACTTTAATTTAGCAACAGGGAAAGCGTATTATATTAATGGATCTGAAGTATTAAATACATCTTCACTAGGAAGTGGAATTACAGGATCAAGCCTCACTGGACTAGGAACAATCAGTACAGGTGTCTGGCAGGGAACTGAAATTGTAGACACCTACTTGGCAACTATTACTGCAGCAGGTAAGGTTGCTAACTCTGCAACTACCGCCACGAACTTAAACTCAGGAAATGCAATTGTTTCTCGGGATGGTTCGGGTGATTTTACAGCTCGTAATATCACAGCAGCCTTAATCGGTAACGCATCGACTGCAACAACACTTGAAACAGCTCGCACAATTTCATTAACAGGAGATCTGACAGGTTCAGTGAGTTTTGATGGCTCCGCGGATGTCTCTATTAATACCAGTGCAAGTTTTACTGGTACGACTAATCTGAGTTATAACATCGGTACACGTACTGTTGAATCAGATACAGGTACAGATGCAACAATTCCTTTATTTACCAGCACTGCCGCAGGACTTACTGGAGCATCAGGTGGTGGATCAGTTAACTATTTAAGAGCAGACGGAACATGGGCATCTCCTCCTGGTACAGCAACTAATCTTGGATTTACAACGAGTAGCTCCACTATTACATCGAGTACAGGCACTGGGGTTGCTCTACCTACATTCACTTCTAACTACAACGGTTTAGTTCCCTTCTCTGGAGGAGGTACACAGAAATTTCTGCGTGCTGATGGAAGTTGGATCACAGTTGGTAGCCGTCAAACATTTGTAGGGACAGCTGCTCCAACATCAGCTAACGAAGGTGATCAGTGGTATGACTCGGATGAGGGACGTACTTATATTTACTATGTAGATACAGACTCTGCACAATGGGTAGAAGGAAATCCAAGTTGGAATGGTGGTATTCCAACTGGGTCAATCACTCCGAGCTACTTAAGTACAGGTGGTCCTAACTGGGATACGTCTGGCAATCTAGGAATTGGTACGGCAACACCAGGAGATCGCCTTGAAATTAATGGAGACGGTGCAGGGATTATTATTAGATCCCCAGATAGCACACGATATAGAATTACTGTGAGTAACGCAGGAAGTCTTACAGTGGCTGCAGTCTGATCAATATAAATACAGTAGAATCTTTATAGCTGAACTATATAAATGCCTTGCAAAAAAACAGATCTAATATCTGCTATTAACTCATTCGGTGCAGCTAGAGCTAGCGGTGACAATACACTCCTAGCATTTAGTGTGAACCTAGTACAAAGCCTGATAGACACATTAGAGTTTGAAGGTGAAGGTGAACTAGGAACAACTCAAACTAAAGTTCAAAGCGAAACTAAAGAAGAAGTCGAATAGCAATTTTCGATATACTAAAGATACATTGTTGAAATGCAATAATGGCCGCTATTCAGTTTCCAAATAATCCCAGTGCAGGCGACCTTTTTGTTGCAGGTAATGGCATTCGCTATACGTATGATGGTGAAAAGTGGAAAACACTTGGAACCTCTACTGTTGGAACTGAGGGTCAATTTCTAGAGACACCGACTGTACTTACTATTAATAAAGTAGTTCCTGCTAACACCAATACAGGTGCAGTTGGAGCTCTTGCAATTAACTCAGGTGTTGTATTAACAGTTCCTTCGAGTTCTACTTTCAGGACTCTTACAGGTAAGTCTGGATCAGGTGGGGGTGCAACCGGTCTACCAACTACTGGTGGAACTATGACAGGGTTTCTAACCCTCAATGCAGATCCCACAGCAATTTTGCATGCTGCTACAAAACAGTACGTTGATTCAAAAGCAGTGCTTGTTGCCGATGGTGGCAACTTTAATAGTGGTGCATCTTTAGTATCAACATCAACAACATATGACGGAGGTTCGTTCGACTAATGCCTACACCTACTAATAGAACTCCTCTGCGGATTGCGAGAGGCACATATACAAATTTAAACGGATCAGTATCAGATATCCAAGAAGGAGAGATCTGTTACGCAACCGATCAAGACAAACTATACGTTAAAGAAGGTGGAGCCTTAGTTTCTACACAGGCAAATGTCCC